AAGAGGTTAAACATAGATAATAATCCTACAAAAGAACATTTAGAAAATTTAAAAACAATAGCTGATAAAGTGTTTCAACCAATAAGAGACCATTTCAGTTGTCCTATACATATTTCTTCTGGTTATAGAGGTGAGGCATTAAACAGAGCAATTAAAGGTTCTAGTTCTACAAGTTTGCATATGTCTGGACAAGCATTAGATATTGATATGGACTATACTAATGTTTCTAATAAAGAAATCTTTGAGTTTATAAAAGACAATTTAGAGTTTGATACACTAATATGGGAGTATGGTGATGAATCACCAAATTGGGTTCATGTTAGTTACAGAGAAGGTAAGAATAGAAATCAAATACTGGAGGCATATAAAGATCCTGTAACCAGTATTACAAAATATAAAATGTATGAGCCAAGAAAAGAAAAAGAAGAAGTTAAAGGATACAAAAGTAGGAAAGTTCCTTCTAGGAAAGACAGGACTACTAAACAATCTAGTTAATATAGCACCTGATACAGGTGTTTTTGGGCTTGTAAAGGACTTAATTAATAAAGATGATAGTTTACCTCCATTAGATAAAGAAGAAGCCTTAAAACTGCTAGAATTAGATATGGCAGAAATGGAGGCTGTAACTAGAAGGTGGGAGGCTGATGCTAAGAGTGGAAGTTGGCTAAGTCAGAATGTAAGACCAATGTCTCTGATCTTTATGTTATTGGTATATGCAATAGGCTTTTTCTTCAAGTATGAGTTAGATGTAGTTAACCAGCTCCTAATGTTAATGGTTGGTGCTTACTTTGGAGGTAGGTCATTTGAAAAAACCAGATCCTGATGACAGAAAAACTTAAATCTAAGTGTCAATGTGGTAGGTCCAGGAGTAGAGATGGTTATTGTGATGGAAGTCATAAGACTACTAAACATCTATTTGACTTTAATGACTTACCATTTCCTTATCTATAATATACTTATAATTATTATGGAGTTATATATATAACTATAGTATTACACTATTATATTTATAATAAAGTATTATAGTATATTATAATAATTTTGTTAAAAAGTTTGCTATTTATGTAAATAAATTGTATTATAGCAGTCTAAACACTTAAAATTATAAAATTATGAAAACACTTTTTCCAAATTTAGTACCAAAAAACAGGATCACTAAAAGGATATTTATGAACAACATTACTTTAAAGAAATATAAAGAATGTAACAGTAGAGAAGGTATGGCTTTTTCTGCTGACTTTTATTATAAAGGAGTTAAACTAGGAGAAATCCAAGATAATGGTATGGGTGGTGAATTACAAATAGAGACCTATTCAAAAGTTTCTAAAGATGAGTATGAATGGGATGATACTATTCATAAAATATTTGATAGAATAAGTAAAGGAGAATTACATAGAGTAACTACTATAAAAAATGATGATGGGTCATTCTTTGAAACTGAGGATGATTTAGCATCATTATTCTATCACATTGTTGACAGACATATAAATACTAAAGAGATAAATAAAATCTACAGAAAGGGAATCATTCTAGAATCAAAAGAAGGTAGCTGGGAAGTAGATGGTGCATATAGATGTATTGCTTGGAAACAAACAATACCAGCCTTCTTAAAAAGAGGTACTACTGCAAAATTGTCTGTAGAGAGAGAATTAAAGAGGTTAATAGATAAAGGTGAAAGAATTATTAATGAAGATTACCTCAAATCTTTAGGGTTAGTATTCTAACTATTTTTTCATATGTTAATTAGGAAAGCCTCAGCATTTAGCTGGGGTTTTTTTTATACCTTTATTTAATGGCTAAGAAACCAACTAGAAAGACTTTGATTAGAAAGCTAGATAAACTGTTTAGTGAGTACATTAGAAAGAGGGATACAGATGCTAATGGTTATGGTTTATGTTGTACTTGTAGTAAAAAGATTCATTACAAAGAAGGACATTGTGGGCATTTTATGAGTAGAAGACACTACAAAACTAGATGGGATGAGGAGAATGTAAACTTACAATGTGCTGGATGTAATACATTCAGAGGAGGAGAGCAATACAAGTTTGCATTATTTTTAAACAATAAGTATAAAACAGATAAAGCTAGTGAATTGCTTGTTAAATCAAGAGAAACAGCTAAATTCAGTTTGTCTGATCTAGAAGAAAAAATAGATTTCTTCAAAAGTTTATTGCAGGATCTATAATATATTATATAATTTTTATAACTTTATTGTTGAAAAACACAATAAAATGTCAATATTCTTTCAAAACAAGGGTGAAGAACCCACAGCAAAAGACAGTCTGATTCAAGATTACAAAAATAGATTTGATCAGATGAATGAACTCTACAAAGATATGTATTCAGAATGTAGAGAATTATTAAGAGAAAATACAAGTTTAAAGATGGAAGTTAGCCAACTTAAAAGCAAAGTAGATGCTCTAGATAATGTTTTCCAAGAATGGAAAAACCAAAGTGAAGATATAAATAAAGATTTAAACATAAATAAACTATATGATGGAATCCAAAAATATTAAAACTAGCACAGTCAAATCTATTACACCAAAAGGTACTTGGAGTAATGGTAAGCAAACTTATAATAAGTATGCTGTAGAAATGACTAATGGTGATGTACCAGATTTCTCTGCTATTGGAGAATTTAAAAAGAAGAAAGGTGAAACAATCTTCTATACTTTAGATGAGAAAAATTATGGTAGAATGCAGCCAACTCCTCAAGACTATAAAGAAAAAGATAACAGTATGACACAACAAGAATCTATAGCTAGGTCTGTTGGTATCAATAATGCTTGTTCTTTAGTTGCAACTGAGGTTTGGAATAAAGCTACCAAAGAAGAAAAGAGAGAGATGCTTCAAGAAATTCAAGATGTATCAATCTATTTATATAAAAGTGTATTAACTAAACCACAATAATTATGAGTAAACCAGATTTTGTAGGAGGTATCTATTTAGATGAATCTCCAAAAGAGTTTGTAGTTGTAAAGATGAGACTTAATGTTGATAGGTTTCAGCAATTCTTAGAGAATCCATATGTAAAGGAATTTGCTAAGAAGAACAATGGGTATATTAATATGGATATACTCAAAAGTAAGAATGGTAAATTATATATTCCATTTAGTGAATTTATACCAGAGAAAAAAGTAACAACAACTGAACACAATCCAGACAGAGAACTTGATGAAGTTCCATTCTAAAATATGATTCTAGAGATTAAAGACCAACTTGAGAAAATCCACAAAATCAGAAGGGGTGAAATCAAGGAAGGTCTGGCTCTAGGTGTTAAGTCTTTTGATACTTATTTCAGATTTAAAAAAGGAACTTTTAATATTTTTTTAGGGCATAGTAATGTAGGTAAAACTCATACTGTGCTTTTTTTTATGTTCCTATATGCCAGAAAACATGATCTAAAATTTTTAGTTTATACTGGTGAGAATGAACCATATTCAATTCTTAAAAAATTAATAGAATATAAAGAGGGTTTACCCATTAACAAAATTGATGAAGGAAAGTTGAAAGAAGGAAGTCAATGGGTAGATTCTCATTTTAAATTTATATCTATAGATGAACAATATTCATATAAAAGTTTGCTAGACTTAGGTAGGGAAATAAAGAAAGGTTGGGATTATGATGCTTTTTTTATTGACCCATATAATTCTTTAGAGAAAGATAGAGATATGGCTAGGTCTTTAGGAATGCATGAATATGATTATAAAGCAGCATCAGATATGAGAATGTTCTGCCATAAAACTGGAGTAGCATTATGGTTAACTGCTCATGCTGTTACAGAAAGTTTAAGGAAATTACACAATTCAAATCATGAATATTCTGGGCATCCAATAGCACCAATGATGAGTGATTGTGAAGGAGGAGGAAAGTGGAGTAATAGATGTGATAATTTTATAGTAGTGCATAGGTATGTGCAACATCCTACAGATTGGATGGTTACAAATGTACATGTTAGAAAAGTTAAAGATACTGATACTGGAATGATGCCCACAAGTCTTGACTCACCAGTAAGAATCAGAAGTTTAATAAACAATGTAGGGTTTAGTATAGAAGGAGATAATGTGATTGATTTAATTGATGATGAACATACTGGAGAAGGCTTACAAGAAACATAAGATTTGGGTAAACATATGTAAAAGTTTTGGGTTGGATAGACACACAGCAGAAGACTTAGTACAAGAGATGTATATTAAAATTCATTATGTTACAGAAAAAGGAACTGATATAAGTTATGGTGATGATGATATTAATTATTATTACATTTTTAAAACATTATATACAATGTTCTTACAACTGAAAAAAAAGAAAAACAGGATCACATTTGTAAGTGAAGAAATACTTAAAAATATTGAAGATGCAGAAGTGGTTGAATTTCAAAAGGTAGAGAAAAGGTTTAATGAAGAATTTGCAAAGCTACATTGGTATGATCAGAAGGTCTTTGAAATTGTTGCCTCTGGTACAAAGATTTCAGAACTGTCCAGGAAGACTACAATAACATATATTAGTCTTTACAATACATATAGAAATGTAAAGAAACTTTTGAAAAAAAATATAGGATTATGAAGATAGAGAAAGGTATTAAAAGATATTTTTTAAATGGATATAGAATGGCAAGAGGACAAAAAAGAAAGAAAGAAATGAAGATAGGAGATTTAACAGAAAAGATAATAAGAATAATAACATTTGGTTATGGAAAGAGAATAGCAAAATTTATATCAAGATTACTTGGGTACAAAGATTGTGGATGTGATAAAAGAAAAGAGAAGTTAAATAAATATATATTTACAAAAGATGGGATTAAGAAGTTATAAGGCTTTGTTGAGACAACAAATGAATGAAGAAGACTACATAGAGTTTGCTGAATTTCAAACAGCTATGGAGAAGGGATTTACAGATGAGGATTTAAAGGTTGTATATAAATTACATTCAAAGTATTTTGTACATCCATTTCAAATACCTTGTGGATGTGGAGGAGTTAAGAAGATGGATACAATAACTAGATGGATTCAGGATCTGGAAAAAATATATAACAATGGTATTCAAACCTAGAAGTTATCAGAATAGAGGGAATTGGAAAAAAGGTGAATTATCTGAAAAAAGATTTAAAAAGTATATGGACAAAATAGGAGTAGGAGCTGTAAAAACATCAACTTATGTGGATAAGAATTATCACATTGATTTCATTATTGGTGAGGTTACTCCAATAGACCTTAAAGGAGATAAAAATACTGAGGCAGTATGGTTAGAAAAAAGAAATGTATGGGGAGGTAAAGGTTCATTGTATGGATTTGCAAAGTATATGGTAATAGAGTATCTGGACATAAACAGTTATGTTTTTTATGACAGATTAGGATTAGTTAGATACATTAAAAGATTTCAAGAAGTCTGTATCAATAAATCTGATTACCATTGTTTATATACCAGAGATGGTAACAAAGATGTAATAATTAAAGTAAGAGAATCAGATATAAGAGATTATGAAAGATTTAGATTTCAATACAGAAGTTCCTAGCAAAGATATTGATAGAGAACTTGTAAGCAAAAAGCTAGACAATCTTAAAGATTTGCAGTATTTAACAAATGCTGAGATAGCTAATAAAGTATTATTAGATTGGCAGAAGAATCATCCAACTAATGATAGATTAGAGACATTAATAAATGCTGTAGTTCAAATACATTTTTATGTACAAGAATTGCAGAATGACAGACATCTTTTGATGTTAAGTATAGATGAGTATAGATCAGATAAATTAAGAGCAATTGAAAGAGCTAGAAAGGCTGAATCCAAATTACAAGCCAAAAAAGATTGAGTTAGGAGTAGAATTAGAATTTGAAACTAATACAATTTATAGAGGTGCAGAGATAGATATAGAGAATCTATTTATAGACCAACTGAATTTAATCTGGATGGATTTTGAAGCAATACCAAATATGTATGAAGAAGTCCTTGTTACATTTCAGAATATGGAATTACTAGGAAGGATTATAGGAAAATTCTATCATGTACATAGAGACACATTATTAATAACAGTAACACTAAAACTACAAGAATGAAAATCACACTATTAGATGGCAAGGTTTGGGATAGAGATGAGATCCTGGACAAGTCTGGAGATGATGAATTTTACTATGGATATTTAGGTAAGTATGCCTTCAGCTCCACAGCAATAAAACATTTATTGTCTTCACCAAAAACATACAGACATATTTTAGAATATGGTCAATCAGAGGCACAAGCATTAAGAGATGGATGGCTATTCCATACTTGTGTACTAGAACCAGAAGTGTTCAATAGTCAAATCTTTGTAAATGTCCAGAGTAAGAATACAAAGAAATATAAAGATGCAGTTAAACAATATGGCAAAGTGTTTACTCTTAAAGAGAAACATGATGCAGAGAGGTTGGCTGATGCTCTACTTAGGAATGAATTGGTGCTTGAGAAGTTGAATGATGCTGAGTTTGAACAAGCAGAAATTGGAGAAGTGTTTGGATTCCCATTTAGAGCAAAGGCTGATGTCTTAACAAATAATTCAGAGATGTATGATTTAAAAAGTACAGCATCTCTACAAGGATGGAAATATAGTGCAGACAAATATGGATATGATGTTCAAGCATTTCTATACTGTACTTTATTTGATATACTGCCTAGCAAGATGGGATTTATTGTAATAGATAAAGGTTCACTTGACATAGGATATGCACAAGTAACAGATGAGTTTTATGAAAGAGGTATGATGAAGGTGAAAAAGGCTTTAGCTACTTATGAGGAATGGTTTATGAGAGAGGGTGCAGATTTAGACCAATATTATATAAACATAGAACTATGAAACATTACATACCAAAAGAAGATTTAAGATACAATTACAGAACAACTAAAGCTGATATAGCTTTTCAAAAAAGACTATTGAAATATATAGTTTGGGGATTACCAATATTTACATTTTGGTCTATTATGGGAATTAACTTTTTGTTCTGGATATTTACTGGCAAAGTAGGATAGGATGGAAAGCAACATAATATACAATGAGGATTGTTTAGAAACTATGATTAGATTTCCAGACAATTCAATAGACCTTGTATTAACATCTCCACCATATAACATTATAAGACCTAAAGGTAATGATGTTTATTATGATGTGTATGTTGATAATAAATCAAATAAAGAATATATAGATTGGACTATTGATATATTTAACAGTTATGATAGAATCTTAAAACCAGATGTGCCAGTAATTTATAATCTAAGTTATGGGCAAGAAAATTCTGAGATCATGAATCTTACATTAGCTGAAATATTGAAACAGACTAATTTTACATTAGCAGATATTATTGTCTGGAAGAAAGGAAATGCAATACCTAATTCCACATCACATAATAAACTAACTAGAATAGTAGAATTTATATATATATTTTGTAGGACTGATGAGTTTCAAACTTTTAAAACTAATAAAGAAATAACAAAGAAGAACTCAGCTGGGCAAACTTACTATGCTAATATATTTAATTTTGTTGAAGCAGTTAATCAAGATGAGTATTCTGGCATTAATACAGCTACATTTAGTTCTGAATTAGTGAGAAAACTCTTAGATATATATGCAAAACCAGACAGTCTGATCTATGATTCTTTTATGGGGACTGGCACAACAGCAGTAGGTGCTTTAAGAAATAACCATAGATATGTAGGGAGTGAGATTAGCAAACAACAATGTGAATATGCTAATAAAAGATTAAAGCCTTATCTTACACAAACTAAATTATTTTAATGAAAGTATTAGAGTTATTTGCTGGGTCTTGTACATTTAGTAATGAAGCTAAAAAACTAGGCTATGAAACTTTTACAACTGACTATAAAGATTTTGATAATGTTGATTATGTTACTGACATTATTAGTTTTGATATTAAACAAGTTCCATTTAAGCCAGACTTGATATGGGCATCTCCTCCTTGTACAGCATTTACTGTTATGAGAATTGCTGATAATTGGCATTTTGATAATACACCTAAATCATCTAAGGCTTGTTTAGGATTAGCATATGTCTATAAAACTATAGAGATTATAAAAAAGCTAGAGCCTAAATTTTGGTACATAGAGAATCCTAGAGGTAAACTTAGGAAGATGAAGATTATGGAGAATCTAGACAGAACAACAATATGGTATTGTCAATATGGTGAGACTAGAGCAAAGCCAACTGATATATGGTCAAATAATATTAGGTCATTAGAAAATCCAGATGGTTGGAATCCTAAACCAGAGTGTTTTAATAACAATCCTAATTGTCATCATGAGAGAGCAAGTAGGGGTGTGTGGAATACTGGAACTCAGAGACTAACTAATAAGAAGTTAGGTAATAATTATGAGAGGAGTATTCTGCCAGTAGAATTATGTGTAGAAATTTTAAAAAGTAGTAAATTATGATTAGAAAAGATTACCCAGTTTGGACTGGTGTTTTAAAGTATTTCCCAGATGCTCTTATGGAAGTGTCCAGAGTGAGCAAGATTGGAAATGAACAACACAATAAAGGTCTTCCTATACATTGGGATAAAACAAAAAGTACAGATAACCTAGATGCTTTAACTAGACACCTCTTACAAGCAGAGGAAATAGATGATGATGGAGTATCACACTTAGCAAAGGTAGCTTGGAGAGCCTTAGCTGCATTACAAATTAAATTAGAAAACAATGAGAAACAGAAGTAGAATAAGAAACTTGATAAATGAAATTGAAGCATTATCAGGAATTGAGATATTTAACCCAAGTAGAAGAAGGGAAAATGTAGAAGTAAGGTCTTTATTATATACAGTATTAAAGAAATTCTATAGATTTAATCTAAGAGAAATTCAGGATCTGGCTGAGGAGTATGGTTATTTTATAACTCATGCTAGTGTAATCCATAGCTTAAATTCATTTGATATATATTCAAAATACAATACAAACTTATTAGATTGGTATAATGCTATCATTATAGATTTAGAAGAAGATGTGGCTGCTGCTAGAATAGATTTTATTAGACCTAAATTGAAATATCTTTCAGAGGAGGACTTGTTAAAGTTATCAACAATTGTAAAAGAAATGTATGAAGATGCTGTTATACAAATGAGTGAAGAAAACTTACAAACTTGACATAAAAAAGACAAAAAAGGGATTTCTCTTTATTTTCTTATTATTATTTTCTTCTTGTTATACAATTAAGAGTTCAATAATACATAAGTTAGATGAGACATTACCCAGGTCAAAATATACAAAAGAGAGGATAGAAAAGATAAAAGATTCACTAAGTAAAAGATGGCAAAAGATAGAGATAAATTTTTAGAAGTATTTGCAAGTAAGATGGGAAATGTAAGTAAGGCTTGTAAAGCAGCTAACATTTCTAGACAGACTTTTTATGATTGGATGAAGGATCAGAGTTTTTCTGAAAAGGTTGAAGAAGTAAAAGAAGGCTTGTTAGATTTTGCAGAACACCAATTACTATCAAATATTAAAAGTGGTAAAACTGCTGAGATCCTGTTTTATTTAAAAACCAAAGGTAAGAAAAGAGGTTACATAGAAAGACAAGAAGTAGATACAGTAGGAGATAAGATGTTTGAGGTAAAGATTCTAAAGAATGAAACAGATACAGACTAATGTTGTATTTGAACTATTAGAAAAGAACACATCTAAAATAACTTGCCTACAAGGAGGTTCTAGGTCTGGTAAAACTTACAATACACTATTATGGATTATATTCTCATACTGTCATAAGAATACTGGTAAAGTTATTAGCTGCTGTAGAAAGACTATGCCCAGTCTCAAAAGTTCAACTATTAGGGATTTTTTAGAGATACTCAGAAACAATGAGCTGTACTCAGAAATCTATCACAACAAAACATCTAATGAATATTGGCTTAATGGAAACCTTATAGAGTTCTTTAGTTTAGATATGGGGTCCAGAGTAAGAGGAAGAAAGAGAGACCTTCTATTTATCAATGAAGCAAATGAGATAGATTATGAGGCTTGGAATCAGCTCCTATTTAGAACAGATGGTAGAATCATATTAGACTATAACCCACATGATCAATTCCATTGGATATATGATAAGGTTCTAGATAGACCAGATGCTCAACTACACATCTCTACATATCTAGATAATCCATTTATATCAGACACACTTAAAACAGAGATAGAAAGATTAAAAGATACAGACCCACAATATTGGTTAGTATATGGACTTGGACAAAGAGGTCAGAATAGGTCATTAGTATTTAAGTTCCATATAATAGATGAAATACCATCTACTGCTAAGTTTATAGGTTATGGATTAGACTTTGGCTATGCATCTGATCCTTCAAGTTTATGTGCTACCTGGACAGAAGGTGATAATATGTACACTAAGGAATTACTCTATGAAAGAGGACTTACAAATCAAGACTTAGCAAACAAGTTCTCTGAACTAGGATTAGATAAAAGAGATGAGATATTTGGAGATTCCTCAGAGCCTAAATCTATAGAGGAGATATATAGGATGGGATGGAATATAAAAGGTAAGAAGAAGTTTGAAATAAACTATGGTATAGACCTTATTAGAAGATATAAGCTACATATAACTAGAGATAGTTTAAATGGTATTAGAGAACTAGAAAGCTACAAATACATAGAAGACAGAAATAACAATCCAACAAATAAACCACAGGATCTCAACAACCATTTTTGTGATGCCTTAAGATATAGTATAGTGCATAGATTATCTAGAGTTAATTTTGGGAGGTATGCTATTAAATAAAAAAGGATGGAGAACTAAATGCCCAGAAAGTAATTTCTACAATCTATAGGTCTAACATTAGTACATCCATCCTCAAACTTACAAAATAATTAATATGAAATAAATTACATTGAATCAACCAATGCCATTAAGATAACAAATCCTAAAGCACCAATCCAAAGTAATAAGGTTACTAACCATAAAGGCAGTTTTAAGTGTTCTGTTAATTCTTTTAAGTCTTTCATATTATTCATATTTAGCAGCTAATTTATTTAATTTAGGAACAATATGATTGAAGTAACCATATAGTTTCTTTTTAGGTTTATTGAGAATCAGTTTAAATACATCAACTGATATACTGCCTACCTTAACCTTTTTTCTGTCAAAGTACCAGTCTAATTCTGTATCAGAAATTACAGACCAATTTTTGTGGTCAATTGAACCATCCTTATTAACTGGAGCAACCCAGCAGTCTAAAAAGAGATTATACATTGTATCTCTTTCCTCTATATAAACAGAAGAACCATTTATTGAGAGTATGTCTAATTTAGTTTGGCTCATAATAGCTGTTTTTATTGAAACCTTCTTCTAAGGATTTATCACTTGGAAAAGTGATGTCATCAAGAGCATTATAGTCATAATAAAAGTCTTGTAAATTTCCAGTAGATCCTGCAAATACAATTGTGAAATCTGGAGGGAACATTTCCTCATTTTTTGTAAAGCCAACAATTTCTAATTTAAAATCATTGATTGCTATCTCTGAGGATTGAAGCATAGTACTACTAGTACTAAAGTTCATTTCTAATCTGTTTTTTTTAGTTATTGTCATATTAAATGTTTTTCTGATCATAAAGATAATACATTATAATAACAAAATGGCTCTTTTTAATAAGTTTTTTTTAAAACTTTTCTGTTTTGGTATTATATAGATATGGAACTAACATTAAAGATACCAGAGAACCTAAGAGAAATCACATTAGGTCAGTATCAGAAGTATTTAAAGATGGAGAAGGAGAATGAAGATGAAACCTTTATTGCTCAAAAGATGGTAGAGATATTTTGCAGCTCTAGGCTAGATTATATAATGAAGATGAGATGGACTGATGTCCAGGATATTGTAATAGACTTATCTAATATGTTTGAACAGGATCCAAAATTAAAAAAACAATTCACAATGAATGGAACTATATATGGATTCATACCAAACTTAGATGAAATAAGTTTTGGAGAGTTTGTAGACCTGGACACCTACATAGTAGATTGGCAAGAAATGCATAAAGCTATGCAAGTTCTATATAGACCTGTAAAGATAAATGTAAGAGGTAGATATAATATAGAAGAATACAAAGCCATAACAGATGACACAATGAAAGATATGCCATTAGAATATGCACTAGGAGCTGTTTTTTTTTTATTGAATTTAGGGAAAGAGTTATCAGCAGTTATGATGGGTTATTTGAAGGAGGGAACTCTGAAGGAGGAGTCAGCTCTGAAGGAGGGTTTAATAAAAAGTGGGGTTGGTATACATCATTTTACCAAGCAGCTCAAGGAGATGTTACTAGATATGAGCATATATCAGAACAAAGATTACACAAAATCTTAATGTATTTAGAATTTGTAAATGAAAAACAAACATTAGAGAATCAAAGATTAAAAAGAAAATATGGCAACAGATAAGGCACAAAGAGGATTTTATTTAGTAACAAATGCAATTAAAGATGAGTTGATAAATAATGCAAGTATTAAGACAGTTACATTTGGTGATATTACAGAAATAGATTTAGAGAAAGCTACAATGTTTCCATTAGCACATGTTATAATAGAAAGTGTAACACATTCAGAAAAGACAATGCAGTTTAGTTACACAGTACTTACTATGGAGCAAATTGACAGCTCTAAAGAATATGTCAATGATTTGTTTTTAGGAAACACTAATACACATGATATTTTAAACACACAGCTATCTGTATCAAATAAACTAATCACAAGATTAAGGAAAGGACAATTATATGAAGATGGTTATCACTTAGTAGGTGATTCAACTTGTGAACCATTCTTTGATAGATTTGAGAATGTGTTAGCAGGATGGGCAACATCATTTACAGTAGAAATATTTAATGATTTAGATTATTGCTAATGAAGTTTGATCAGACAAAAAAGGTGTTAGAGGATTTTGCTAGAGATGTAGTAAGAGAGGCTAAGAAGAATCTAAAAAAGAAAGTTAGAAGAAAAGGTGGTAAATCATATAAGATAGATGCATCTGGTAAATTGTCTAGGTCTTTAAAAAGTAATGTAAATGTAGAAGATAGATTGTTTCAATTAAACTTTGAAATGGAAGGGTATGGTCAGTTTCAAGATGCTGGTGTTGATGGAAAGAAAACAAAGTATGGTAAAAGATTATTTGGTTTACCAACATTTAGTTACAAATCTAAAATGCCTCCTCCTAAATCATTAGATAAATGGGTAGTAAGAAAAGGATTAAAAGGCACTAGAGATGCTAAGGGTAGATTTACTAAAAGACAATCTTTAACATTCTTAATAGCTAGAAGTATATTCAAAACTGGGATCATGCCAACATACTTTTTCACTAATGCTTTTGAAGCAGCATATAGAAAATTACCAAATGAATTTATAGACAAATATGAATTAGATATAGACAACTTTTTAAAACACACAACAACATAATGGCAACATATTTAGCAAGACTTAGGTCTCCATTTTTTATAGACTACACATCATCTACAACAGCAGCATCTGCTGATATAACAATTAAAATATCAACTGTAGATGAATATATAATATCAAAAGATACAAATAGTAATAGAATAACATTTGAAGTATCAGAATTAATAAGAGACTTTTTAGATCCTGTATGGGATGGTGTGTTTCCATATTCAGCAACAACTCTAGCAAGTTTAACTGTAGAGGCAGAAGTAAAAATAGAATTTTACACAAACAACAAAGCTACAAGAGCTGCAAATACAGCTGCTGGTACTCCAGATTCTCCTATAGGTTCAGAAACTATAACAGATACATTATATGGATTTGATGGTTATACAGATTTCTTGGAAGGTGCTAATCATCAATTATCTTCTGGTCAATTATTGCAATCTGCAACTACAATGTATATACCAGAAAATCAATCAGCTTATATACCAGTTGAATCATCTAATGGTGTTACATATTCTACTGTTTCAACATCAGATACAAGTAAACTTGTAGGAGGTATAACAGTCAACATTGAAAGGATATGTGAACCAGTTTATGATATAGTCCAGGTTATCTTTATGAATAAGTTTGGTGCATTACAAGAATTTCACTTTAATAAAAAGCATTCTATATCTTTTAATTCTACACAAGAAAGTTATGAATCAATGTTATTACAAACAAATACATACTCAACAACTAAACATCAGAAGTATGATTATAATAAACAAGGTGCAGAAAGATTACAAGTCAATACAGGATATATAGATGTTAACCAATATGAGACAATAAAACAGCTAATGTTATCTGAGTTAGTGTGGGCAAAAATAGACACACAAGTATACCCAGTTAATATTAAAACTAATTCACTTACAAAGAAAACTAAGGTTAATGATAAACTTGTTAATTACACATTAGATATGGAGTTGGCATATGATGTAGTAAATAGTGTTAGATAATGAGCAAATTTCAATTATACATAGGTGCTGAAAAAGTAGATTTATACACAGATGAATCTGTTAGTTTAACAGAGACAATTCAAAACATTAGAGATGTGTCTAAAGTATTTACAGATTTTACAAAACCATTTAATCTTCCAGCATCAGATGTTAATAATAAGATATTCAAACATTACTATAGATTCAATTTAGTATCTGGTTACAACTTTGATGCAAGAAGAAAGGTAGATGCAAGAATTGAATTAAATACAATTCCATATAGAGAAGGAAAAATAGCATTAGAAGGTGTAGATTTAAAGAAAGGAAAACCAGAATCTTATAGAGTTACCTTTTTTGGAAATACAGTAAACTTAAAAGACATTTTAGATAAAGATGAATTATCTGGATTGTCTTGGTTAAACAACTTTAATACAATATATAGTGCAGCAGATATAGAAGCTACACTAATAAACCCATTAGGATTTCAAAAAACAGTAGATAGTGTACAGTATGATGCAGCATTAATAGTTCCTCTGATCTCTAATACTATGAGATTATACTATGATTCAGGATCAACAATACCATATACTAATACAGATGGAACAGATAACACAGCATTAGGGGGTAATCTTTATTCAACTAATGTTGGCTCTTTAGGAACTGATGATGTACATGGGGTTCTGTTTGAAGATTTAACATATTCAATAAAAGTTCATCTTATTATAAAAGCTATACAAGAACAATATGAACAGATTGTATTTAGTGATGACTTTTTTGATTTGACAAATGGTCCAGATACTTATAAGAATCTCTATATGTTGTGTCAAAAGAAAGAGGGGAGAATATTTGAAGACTTAACAGTAGCAGAAAAACAAATAAAAGGATTTCCATTATTAACATCTAATAGTATAATGCAAATGAATAATGATGCATTATTAGTCTTTCAACAAATGCAAAGTGAAACAATATTAGCTAGATATGAGATGGTGTTCTCTAATGGTCATCCAGAGTTTACAGCAATCATAAAAGAGGGATCAGAGGTAGTCCTTAGAAAGACTTTTGGTGCAGGATCTGGTAATAATATAACAGCAGTTATATCTCAGCAATTAGGACATTCTACAGAAGGGTATACATTACACATAGAAACATCAACAGCATTTGTAATAGATAGTTTGCAATTTGTTGGTCAAGGAACAACTGGAAATCAATATACATCACAAATTAATGCAGCTGTATCTATACCATTAGAAAAGGAGTTTATCATTACTGATAATTTACCTCCTATAAAAGTGATTGAATTTCTAACTGGATTATTTAAAATGTTTAACCTTACTGCTTATCAAAAAGATGGTATAATACATATTAAGACACTTGAGAGTTTTTACAATTCTGGAACATTAAGAGATATTACTAAGTATGTAGACCCACAATCTATAACCATAGATAAAGCATTACCTTATAAAGAGATAGAATTTAAGTATGAAGATACAAATGCTATATTAGCAAAGCAGCATAATGAGGTGCAAGGAGTTGAATGGGGAGCTGCAAATTATGTTGAGACTGGAGATTTAAATAGTAGTAATGAAAAGTTTGAAGTTATTGCACCATTTTCTCATTTAAAATATGAAAGAATTAATGGAACTAACACAGATATACAATGGGGGTTTATGGCAGATGAAAAACAAGAGCCATATTTTGAAAAACCAGTCTTATTTATAGGTGAGTTTGTAAACTTATCTTCTTCTCTTAGATTTTTAACTGGTAAAACTGGAACATCAAGCATATCAGATATAACAGATTATTGGATGCCTTCTAATTATGTAAGTAGAGATGCAACAGTAAACAAAGAAGGAATACATTTTGATTTAGAATTATCAGAATGGGATTCAACATCAGCATTTACAGAGACATTATTTAATAAGTATTACCAGTTTTATATAGCTGGTATATTTAACTCATCTAAAAGACTTACTAAGATAAAGGCAAGACTACCTAAAAAGTTTGTTGTAAACTTTACACTTGCAGATACTGTAATAATAAACAATGATAGATACAAAATAAACAGTATTACAACAGAGTTGCTTTCAGGATCTAGTTTATTAGAGCTGTTAAATGAAACAGTAAATGATGCAACAGCTACTCAAGTAGATACTGGAGGTGGAAATGTACAGACACCAGGATCACCAGACACAAATGTTTTAACATTATATGAATGTGATTCACCTAATGCAACTTTTGAATCCACACAAACATTAGCAACTTTAAATGTAGCAAACAATACTAGAGTAGAAGATTCATCTGGTAACACATATAAAGTAACTGGTAATGCTGCTGCTGGAGCATATACAACTAAATCTATAACATCTACTGGTTTAACTGATTGTCCAACAACTCAAACACCTCCTCCAACATATTATTATGGATTAGAAAAATGTAGTGATAATACTACAAACTATAGAACATCAACTGCTATAGGAAGTCCAACATATGCAATTACACAACAAGTGTTTGATGGTTCAACAAAATATGTGATCAGAAATGCAACAGAATTAAGTAGTGTACCTAGTGTAACAATATCATCAACTCCAAGTCCAGCACAGTTATCTTGTGGTGGTAATGTTACTACAAATTATTATAGGTTAACACCTTGTTGTAGTGGTACTGTGTTAATAGGTTATCATTCAAGTAGTTCACATAGTGGTACAGTTGTATATCAAGGTCAGACATATGTAATTAGTGCAGCTGGAGCAAATGAAACTGGTACAATTGATATAGCAAGTCTGAGTACTGGAACTTGTACTACATATTATTATTCATTAAATAGCTGTACAGATGGGTCTATTCAACATTATGGAACTAGCAACTGTAGTAATTTAAACAATACACAGCTGACTTATTCTGGAACTTGTTACTCAATACAAAACACAACTAACCAGTCAGGATCTATTAACTTAGATTCTCTTAGTTCTTGTAGTTGCTCAAACCCAAATCCTACATATTACTTATTAAGAAATTGTCAAACAGCAGCAACTACTAGGACAGTAACTACAACTACAGATTTGACATTAACTGTAAACTCAACTCCAGCTAGTGCCTCAAGAGTTCAAGACACAGCTACTGGTATATGTTATACAGTTACTGGAACTACACAAGACACTACAACATATGCAACTGCAATAGGTCAAGTAACAGATTTAGGAGTATTAGACTGTCCAGGAACTCCTTGTACTACAACTTTGTATTATCAACTACAACAATGTTCAACTGGTAGTACAAGTTATATAAGTGGTCAAACAACAACTCAAATATCACTTAGTACAAATGATATGGTTGCAAGTGGAAGTACATCTGGACCTAGATATAAAGTTGTAGGAACAACTGCTAGTGGTACAACAGTAGGTACTGTGTTTACAGTATCTGATAGTGATTGTCCAACATATTATGAGCTGCAACAATGTTATACATTACAAGGAAGTTATAGGACTAATCAAACTATAACTGATATAACATTAAGTGTAGGAGATAGGGTTAAAGATTCTTGTGGTATGCCTTATACTGTTCAGACAGTTGGAGTGTCTGGAGGAGGTTATGCAAATGTAGGAGATGTTACAGACTTAGGAGCAAGTGGATGTCCTTCTTATTCTTCACCTACTAGATATGAAATGCAAAAATGTGATGACAGTACAACTGGGCATATTTCATTACAGCAAACATCAGATGTAACACTTAGTGTAAATGATACAGTAACAGTAAATTCTATTAGATACCAAATATCTGGAACAAGCACATCTACAAGTGGAGCTGTAGGAGTTATATGTTCAGATGGAGGTAATAATTGTATTACTCCAGTTACTCCACCACCACAGCCTCCAGCATCTACTTATTATGCTAGATTTATAACTTGTGATGACCCAGCTGGTGCAATAATATCTGTGTATAGTTCAAGTACAATATCAAGTTGGTGGGTAATTAGTGAGGTAGGTTTATATGAATGCTATAGGTGGTTAGATAATATTCAAGGTGTGAATCCCACAGAGCTGAATAGTTCTAACTTTAATTTTTTTGCAACAAACAATACTGCTGGTGCTAACTGTATAGATTGTCAAAACCAGTCTCCACCTCCTCCACCTCCTCCTCCACCTCCAGCACAAACTTGTTTTCAAGTTGTACTTTATAAAGAGCCAACAAATCCAATTAATTTATGTGGTAATCCAGTACAAAGGACTACTAACTTAGATGCATCAACTTTAGCAGCTGCAACTGTTACATATACAGACACAGATTGTACAACTATAAATACAACTCCACAATATTTTAGTGTTACAGTTGGAGGGAATTACTATTATTGGAATGGTAGTTCTTTCTCTGGACCTTATACACAAAACTGTCCATAATGAAAGAAATAGAAGGGTTTATATCACCAGAAGAAGCTAGGTATTTAATGAGAATGATAGATAATTATGCTAACAAATCTATGGTTGTAGGATCAGGTGATCAGATGAACTCATATAGTGAGAGTAGAACATCATATACAGCCAATTTAATAGCTAATGACCCAACTGTAGAGTCATTACATAAAAAGATAGCTAAATATTTAGGTTACCCATTACATAAAGGTGAATCATTACAAGGTCAAAGGTATCAAGAAGGTCAGTATTTTGCATCTCATACAGATTATTTTAAAGGAGACTGTTATGAAAAGAATTGTTTATCAAGTGGTAACAGAACACATACTTTTATGTTGTATTTGAATGATGATTTTGAAGGAGGCACTACTAACTTTCCACATTTAAAGAGAGAATTTAAACCTAAAAGTTGTAAAGGAGTAATTTGGAACAATTTACAGCAAGGTGTACCAAATGAATATATGACACATTCTGGAGAACCTGTTACAAAAGGTACTAAATACATAATCACAAGTTGGTGGAGAGAAAATAGATGGAATGGAGGAGCTGATGGAAAACTATATGAGGAAAAATTAAAAAGTAGTCAATTAAGTATTATATAAATAGTATGCTAAAGAACATTATAGAACTTTTACAAGTAGTAAATGGTGAAACTGATAGGATCAGAACAGCACAAGGCAGTCATTTTCTTCCAGATAATTGGAAAGATGGGTTGAAAGTAGCTAAAAAGATAGCAAAATTTGATAAACATGATCAATGAAAATAGGTAAGTATAAAATAAGTATAGAGGTTGATAACCAAAAAGCTAATCAAGAGTTAGGAGAGACTAATGAGGAGTTAAGTGTTATGCAAACTAATATGGATGATGTTAGTGAGACTGGAGATGCATTATCAGGAGGGATGGTTTCAAGTTTTAAAGCTATCAAGGCAAGTGTTTTAACAGCAGTTAAAAGCCTTAGAACATTGAAAGGTGCATTAATAGCTACTGGTATAGGTGCATTTGTAGTAGCAGTTGGTGCTGTTACAGCAGCATTTACAAGTTCAGAAGAAGGTCAGAATAAATTTATAAAAATAACAAAACAGATTGGTGTAGTTGTAGGAAATGTTACAGATATAATGGCTAGTTTTGGAACTGCACTATTAAATGTTGGTAAATACTTAGGAGCAAAGTTTAGAGGTGATGCTGATGCAGCTGCTGAGGCTGTTGATGGAATTAAAGGTAGTTTTAAAGAGGCAACAGATGGTATTAAGAATTTCAGAGAAGAAACAGAAAAGGAATTAGCTATAGTTTCAAAACTTGCAGATGAAACAGCAAGAGGAGACAAGATACAAAGACAATTACTTGTTGATAGAGCAAAAGCAGATAGAGATAGAGCAGACCTTTTAGAGAAAGCAGTTGATAGAGAGAAATTTACTACACAAGAAAGAATAGGTTTCTTAAAAGAGGCTAGTGCATTAGATGAAGAAATTACAAACAAAGAAATAGCATTAGCTAGAATTAGATTAAATGTAATACAAGAAGAAAACAAATTATCAGGATCTACTAAAGAGGATTTAGAATTAGAGGCACAATTAAAAGCAGACCTTATTACTCTTGAAACTGCAAGGCTTACAAAACAAAAAGAGGTAACTGGTCAGATTATAGCATTAGGAAATGAAGAAAAAGCAGCACAAAAAGCTATAGATGATAAGGCTGCTGCTGATAAACAAAAAGAACTAGATGATGAGGCAGCATTCTTATTAGCACAGAGAGAGGCATTAGCTACAAATGAAGATGCAAAGACTGAATTATTAGTTACTAAGGCAACAGAAAGATATGATGCTCTTATTGAACAAGCAGATAAGTATGGAGGTGATGTTATAGCATTAGAAAAAGCTAAAGCAGAAGCTATTGCAGAAATAACCAAAAAGAGTGAGGAAGATACTGGTGAAATAGTAGAGCAAGGTGAGAAATTTAAAACAGAGACAATAGCAAAATTCTTAGCATTAGGAATAGGTATTGCAGCAGAAGGTTCAAATGCAGCTAAAGCCTTAGCAATAGCAAATGCATTAATAGCCACATATGCTGGAGCAACACAAGCATTAAATAATCCTCTAAATGTAACTCCTTTTCAAAAAGCAGCTGATGTAGCATTAGTATTAGCAACTGGATTTAAACAAATACAAGCTATAAGACAAACACAGATTCCTGTACTTAGTGTGGGTGGTGTAACTGGAGCTGCAGGATCTTCACCAGCTCCTCAGATACAACCTCCATCTTTTAATGTTGTAGGTGGTTCACCTATTAATCAATTAACAGAGGCAATAGCTGGACAGCAAGATAAACCAGTACAAGCATTTGTAGTTTCAGAAGATGTAACAACAGCACAAGAATTAGCTAGAAAAAGAATTATAATGTCTGGATTTTAAAAAAAAATACAATTATAATGTTATATAAATATGAGAATAGTAGAATTAATATTAGATGAAGAAACTGAATACAATGGAGTTGATGCTATATCTATAGTAGAAAACCCAGCAATACAAAGCAATTTTGTGGCTCTAAAGGATCAGACAATCAGACTTGCAGAGGTTTCTAAAGAAAAAAGGTTATTACTAGGTGCTATTTTAATACCTAACAAACCCATTCTAAGAAATGGAGAGGAAGAAGATTATTACATCTATTTCTCTAAAGATACAATAGAAAAAGCTAGTCAAATGTATTTAAAAGAAGGCAATCAAAAGAATACATCATTAGAACATCAGTATGCACTAAAAGGTTTAACATTAGTTGAAAGTTGGATTGTCCAGGATGATGTACATGACAAAAGTAGATTGTATGAAAATACAAAGAATGTTCCAGTAGGAACTTGGATGGGTTCTATAAGAGTTGATTCAGATGAAGTCTGGAAAGATTATGTTAAAGAGGGAGTAGTTCAAGGGTTTTCAATAGAAGGCTACTTTGCAGATAAGTCAGAAAGACCAAAAGAGGCTATACCAGAATCAATGGAAGATGATTTAATGCTCAAAGCAATAAGAGACATTATAAAAACAGATGAAAAGGCTTAATAATTCAGAGGCTTGTGCTAATATATCTTACTTATTGTGGGGTGGGTTAGCAGCATTAAGATGGAGTAGAAACAAACTAAGGAAATTAGCAAAGTTACAACTTAAGATTATTGTAGTTGATGATGACTTTACTATAAATTATGATGGATTAGCATACTCCTCTGTTAAAAAGAAGAAATCTTAAGTAAGATCCTGATAAAAAATAATGGCAAGAAGGATAATTCATGTTAGAATTGAAAAACCTAAAGTTAAAAGGAAGGGTGTACATGCAAAAAGCAAAACATCAAAAAACAAAGGATCAGATAACTACAAAAAGCCATATAATAGACAAGGAAAATGAGTAAGAAAAGAAGAAAAAACCCAGCACCATCTTATACAAGTCCTATAAGGGCAACTAAAGGATGCCTTTGTGATGATAATACATATCATCCAGACTGTTGTGATGGAACTCTATGGGGTCAAGGAGTTGGGCAAACAGAAAGTTAGACCAAAAATATAAATATTTAACATAATATAATTATACCTATATGAAAGCAACTGATACATTAAGTAAAATCAAAAACATTCTAGGAATGGAATTATCAAAAGATGAAGTTAAGGATGTAGAAGTCAAAGCAGAAGAAATTACTTTGGCAACTATGAACTTAGAAAATGGAACAGTCATTGAAGCTGAGGAGTTCTCTGCTGGAAAAGAAGTCTTTATTGTTACAGAAGATGATAGAGTACCTATGCCAGTTGGAGAGTACACTTTAGAAGATGGTAGATCAGTTGTAGTTGAAGAAGAAGGTGTTATTGCTAGTATTGCTGAAGCTACTGAAGAACCAGTTGCTGAGGAAGAAGAAGTTGAAGCAAACAAGGAAGAAACATCTGAAGAATTAACTACAGAGTATGCTACCAAAGAACAGTTTGATGAGCTGAAGACTATGGTTGAAGATATTAAAGTAAACCTAAGTGAAATGCTGAAAAGCAAAGAAGTGGAGTTAAGTGAAGTAAAAGAAGAACTATCTGCTAAACCAGATGCAGCTCCTTTGAAACATTCTCCAGAAACCAAATCAAATGATGACTTTTATCATATTGCATCTCAAAGAACTGAGACAAGACTTGATAGGATCATGAGAAAATTAAGTTAACAAACAATTAAAATTAAGATAAAATGAGTAAACCAACTATAACAACAACCTATGCAGGAGAATCAGCTAAGAAATTTATTGCTGCTCAACTGCTTGAGGGTTCTACACTTGCTAATGGTGGAATGACTATTATGCCAAATGTAAAACACAAAAGTGTTATTCAAAAAGTTGATGTTTCTGGCTTAATTGCTAATGCCACATGTGATTTCTCAGATGCTGGAACAGTAGCCATAAGTGAAAGAATCATTACACTTGAGGAATTTCAAGTAAATATAAAATTTTGTACAAAGCAATTTGTTGATTCTTGGGAATCAGCAGCTCTAGGTGCATCAACATTCAAAAATATGCCAAGTTCATTTGGTGATTTTATTATTGGAAACTTTGCAGACCAAGTTTCTGCATCAGTAGAAAATTCAATTTGGCAAGGAGCAAATGCTACAGCTGGACAGATTGATGGATTTGAAGTATTGTGGGCAGCAGATGCTGATGTAGTAGATGTTACAGCAACTACAGTAACAGCTGCAAATGTAATTACAGAATTAGGTAAAATTTTAGATGCATCACCAAACACAGTATATGGTAAGGAAGACCTTACTTTATATGTGTCCAGAAATATGATGAAAGCATATGTTAGAGCATTAGCTGCACAAGGTGGTGGATATGAGAATAAAGTGAATATGTGGTATTCAATGGATACTCCATTAACATTTGATGGTGTACCTTTATTCCTTGCAAATGGCTTATCTGATAATACTGCTGCATTAGCACAAAAATCTAACTTATACTTTGGTACTAATCTAGTATCTGATATGAATGAAGTTAGAGTGATTGATACATCAGAAACTCTGGGTGATCAGAATGCAAGATTTGTATCTAGATTCAGTTATGGTATTCAGTATGGATATGGTACTGAGATAGTTTTCTATTCATAATAGAGTAGTAATAAGTTTAATAATCAAGTATATGGGAGGCTTTATGCCTCCTAATACTAAAAAAATAAAAATAATATGAGTTGTAATTTAACATCTGGAAGAACAGTACCTTGTAAAAATAAATCAGGATCAATAAAAACTGTATATTTTGCAGATTATGGTACTCTTGGTACAGTTACTGAATCAGCTGGTTTAGTTTCTGCATTTAGTGGTACACCTTCTTTCTTTGAATTTGATGTGAGAGGAACAAGTAACTTAGATACTACTGTTACATCATCTAGAGAAAATGGTACTACATTTTACACACAAAGTTTAACACTACAACTACAGTATTATGATAGAGCAACAAGTGAACAAATTAAATTATTAGCTGTTGGTAGACCACACATTGTAGTGGTTGATGCAGATGATAATTACTTATTAGTTGGTAGAGTGAATGGTGGAGAGTTAACTACTGGTAATTTTACAGTAGGAGCAAATATGGGTGATTTTAATGGATTTAATCTTACCTTTGAGGCACAAGAAACTGCACCTCCTGACTTTGTAACAAGTACAGTTGTAACTGCATTAGCAAGTTCAACACAAATTAATACTTTTCCTACATCATAATAGTTAAGTGTTTTTCTAATTAAAGGAGGTCTATATGGTCTCCTTTTTTTTTACAAAAAAACTTTACACTTTATAAAAAACTACAAAAAGAGCATTATATAAGTATGATATATTTGAGTACAGCATCATCTGCTCAGACTTTTACTTTTATTCCAGAATCATTTGTAATAAATGCAAGGCTAGAAGTGAAAGATGAAGAAACTGGATTAGTACAAACAAATCTAGTTCCTATAACTAGACTGAGTGGCTATGCAGCTATAAATGTTGCTCTTACTTTAGAAGAAAGCAAGTTCTATGAAATAAAGATAGTATCAATTGGCTCTAACTGGGATGATGTTACTCAGAGCTGGAACTTACTAAGTGTTAATTGGGAAGATGGAATAACAAGGTCAGGATCTGCTTGGAACTTTGCTACTAATTCTTGGAATGAAACAACTGGGGATTGGGATTCAGTAAGAGAGCCTAAAGATTTAATAATATATAGAGACAGACTTTTCTGTACTAATCAAACAATATCACAAGGAGCAAATGAATATTATGATGTGTATAAGGATGTGTATAATCCTAGTACAGCTGGAGATAATAAATACAAAGTATATAATGCATAATGAGTAGACAACATAGGAAACCAAAATTTGAAGGAGATATTAGAGTGGTAGAGTTAGCAACCTATACATCTCCAAAGATTGTAGAAGACCCAAGAAAAGATTTTGTAATGTATGGAGAAGATAATAACTATTATCAATACCTAATAGACATTTACAATTCTTCACCAACAAATCATGCTTGTATTAATGGTATTAGTGAAATGATATTTGGTAAAGGTCTAGATGCAACTGATTCTAGCAATAAGCCAGATGAGTATGCACAAATGATAGGACTTTTAAAGAAAGATGTGATCAGAAAAGTTATTTATGACTACTACCTTATGGGTGGTGCTGCTATACAAGTCATTTATGGTAAGGGCAGAAAGAAGATTGCACAGCTAGAACATATACCAGTAGAAACATTAAGATGTGAAAAGGCTGGTGAAAGTGGAGAGATAGAAGGGTATTACTATTTTCATGATTGGACACAGTATAAAAGTTCATCTGAGACTACCAGAATTCCTGCATTTGGAACATCCAAAGAACCAATAGAAATATTATTTATTAAACCATATAAATCTGGTTATTATTATTACAGTCCTCCAGCATATACTGGTGGATTACAGTATGCTGAACTAGAGGGGGAGATAAGTAACTTTCATATGAACAATATTAAGAATGGATTGTCTCCTAGCATGATCATAAATATGAATAATGGTATACCTAATGAAGAAGAAAGGTCAATAATAGAAAGAAAAATATCAGATAAGTTTAGTGGTTCTAGTAATGCTGGTAAATTTATACTATCATTCAATGATAATACAGATAGTCAAGCTACTATTGAACCAATACAGTTATCAGATGCACACCAACAGTATCAATTTCTATCAACTGAATCTCAAGAGAAGATACTGGTTGCACATAGAATTGTATCACCAATGTTATTAGGTGTAAAAAACAATACTGGTTTAGGTAATAATGCAGATGAGTTAGAAAAAGCATCTATACTTATGGATAATATGGTGATCAGACCATTTCAGAATCTTATGATAGATGCCTTCAATAAGTTATTAGCTTATAACAATATTACATTAAAGCTATACTTTAAAACACTACAACCTTTAGAGTTTACAGATTTAACTAATGTAGCTGATAAAGAAACAAGAGAAGAAGAAACTGGTCAAAAATTAAGCCTTAAAAAGAACAATGTAGAAATACATAGAGTAAATGAAATGCTTACTAAGGATTTAGCTAAACAACTTATAGCATTAGGAGAAGATGAAGACTTAGAAACTTGGGATGTTATATCAGAGCAAGATGTGGATTATGAGAATGATGACAAACTAAATGAAATGCTAGAACTTGCTAGTGCTAAAGATGTGAAATCTACTAAATCAAAAAAGAGTGAAGATGATAAAGCATTATTTAAAGTAAGATATAGATATACTGGAGGTACAAGAAAGAATACAAGGATTTTCTGTAGAACATTATTTAATGCAAAGAAGATTTATAGAAAAGAAGACATAGAGGCTATGGATAAAATTCCAGTTAATGCTGGATTTGGTGAAGGAGGCTCAGACACATACAGTATATGGTTATACAAAGGTGGACCTAACTGTTATCACAAATGGACTAGAGTGGTTTACTTTAGAAAAAGAAATCCAGATGGTACATTTATGCCAAATCAGGGTCTACAAAATGAGAAAAGAGTATCAGAAAGTCAAGCTAAAAGTCAAGGGTTTGAACCAGCTGAGATTGGAGATGCAGGAGTAGCACCTAGAGATATGGAAAATCAAGGATATGCAACATCAAAAAAGAATAGGAAGTAATGGCAAAAGTATTATTTATAAATAGAGATGATTTAGTAAAGAATACCATAATAGATGGTAATGTCCAGGCAGATAAGTTGATGCATTTTATAGAGATTGCACAAACCATCCATATACAGAACTATCTAGGTACAGATTTATACAACAAAATTAAAACACTAATAGACACAGATGCTATATCAGGTACAGTATATGAAACACTATTAGTTAATTATGTTCAACCTATGCTCATTCATTATGCTATGGTTGATTTTCTTCCATTTCATTCTTATCAGATTAAGAATGGTGGAATATTTAAACATGTTTCTGAGAATGCAGAGACTGTAGAAAAGGCAGAAGTAGATTATTTAGTAGAAAAAGAAAGAAGTATTGCTGAATATTATACTAGAAGGTTTATACAATTTATGGATTTTAATCAAAGTAGTTACCCAGAATATACATCTAATACAGATGATGATATTTACCCAGATAGAGATGAGCCTACATTTCAAGGGTGGGTTTTATAATTATCTGATCAATGAAAATATATAAACCTAAAGAAAAAAACATTATAAAGTTAATGAGATATATAAATAACAAAATTAAAACAATTAAAAATGGCAAGTAGTTTAACAGGAATATCTATTGCATCAAGTTATGATTCACTACTAAAAGTTGGAGATAATGATGGGTTGTCAGCAAGTTTACAAGTTATTTCAGATGGTCTAGGGACTGAAACTGGAGTAAGTCTAAACAATGCAGGAGATTTAACAGCAACAGGAACAATTACAGCAAATAGCTTTGTAGGAGACCTTAGTGGTAATATCTCAGGAAACTCAACAGTATCTGGTACTTTAACTTTTGGTTCATTATCAGATGGTACAATAACAATAACAGATTTTAAAGATGAGGATAATATGTCCTCTGATAGTGCAACAGCACTAGCAACTCAACAATCAATTAAAGCATATGTAGATGCACAAGTAACAGCATCTGATTTAGACTTTCAAGGTGATTCAGGAGGTGTACAAAGTATAGACCTAGATAGTGAAACATTTACTATTGCAGGTACAAGTAATGAAATATCAACAACATCAGCTGGTAATGCTTTAACTATTGGATTAAACCCAAATATAAGTGGTTTAACATCAGTAGCAGCTACAACTTTTACTGGAGCATTGACTGGAAATTCTAGTACAACAACAGCATTAGCTACAGCTAGAAATATTGCAGGAGTTAGTTTTGATGGAACTGGAGATATTTCACTTTCAACAAGTAATATTACAGAAGGCACAAACTTATATTACACAACTGCTAGATTTGATACTGCTTTAGGAACAAAATCTACAACAGACCTTTCAGAAGGTACAAATTTATATTACACAGATGCTAGGGCAGATGCAAGAGTAAATCTACAAACAGGATCTAACTTGGATTTATCTAGTAAATCTACATCAAATTTAAGTGAAGGCAGCAATCTGTACTTTACTGATGAGAGAGTGGATGACAGAGTTAGCAATTTAGTAGTAGCTGGTACATCAATTAGTGCAACATATGATGATGCAGCAAATTCATTAACTATTGCTAATACAGCACCTGACCAAACAGTAGCTGTAGTGGGTTCTAATGGAGTTACAAATGGTGGGAGTTACCCATCCTTGACAGTTTCTGGAGTTGATGCTACTACAAGCAGCAAAGGGGTTGCCTCTTTCTCATCATCACATTTTAGTGTTAGTAGTGGAGCTGTAAGTATTGCAGCAGATTCTATTGATGACACACTAATAGACTTTGGAACTGGAACAAATCAAGTTGATACAGATGTTCTTCCAGAGGGTAGCACAAACCAATACTATACATCAACTAGAGCTAATTCAGATTTTGATACTAGGTTGGCTACAAAAGACACAGATAACTTGTCTGAGGGGTCTTCTAATCTTTACTATACAGATGCTAGGTCTAATTCAGCATTTGATACTAGGCTAGGAACAAAGACTACAGACAATCTAACAGAAGGAAGTACCAACAAATATTGGACTGCTGAAAGAACAGATGATCAGGTGAATACTTTAATGACAGCTGGTAGTGGAATATCACTTACTTATGATGATGCTGGAGGTACTTTAACTGTAGCTTCAACTGTTAGTGGGTTAGCATTAACTGATTTATCTGCAACAGATGCAGGAGGAGATGGTAGCTTTGCTTATAACAACTCAACTGGTGTATTTACTTATACTGGACCTAGTGCAGCAGAAGTAAAAGCACACATTGATAAGACATATGTAGATAGTTTAGGAATAGCAGCTACAACAGCAGCTAACCTAACTGGTACACCAAACATATCTGTAGGTACTATTGGAGCATCTGGAACTATTACTGGTAACTTAACTGGTGATGTTACTGGAGATGTAACTGGAGATGTTACAGGTAATGTAACTGGTAACTTAACTGGAAATGTAACAGGAAACACAAGTGGTTCATCAGGATCTACAACTGGAAATGCAGCAACAGCTACAGCATTACAAACTGCAAGAACTATAAATGGTGCTTCATTTGATGGAACAGCTAATATTTCAGTTGATACAGATGCAGTATCAGAAGGTTCAAGTAATCTTTATTACACAACTGCAAGATGGGATACAAGATTAGGTACTAAAGATACAGATGACCTTACAGAAGGTACTACTAATAAATATAATGTAACACATACTGGTGAGGTTACTGGGGGGACTGCATTGACTATTGCAAATGATGCAGTAGTAACAGCAAAAATATTAGATGATAATGTTACATATGCAAAAATACAAGACACTACAACTGATAATAGAGTATTAGGTGCAGTAACAGCTGGTGTTATTAGTGAAGTTCAAGTAGCTACAGATATGATTGCAGATGATGCAGTTACATCAGCAAAAGTAGCATCAGATTTAAGAGCTGTAGAGTATATTGGTTTAGATTCTACAGATTATATGCAATTTACTGACAACACACAAATTGATTTATTTATAAACAACAGTAATGAGTTTAGATTTGAAGCAGATGGTGATTTTCATGCTGATGGAGATGTTATAGCATACTCTACAACTACACCTTCTGATGAAAGATTAAAAGAAAATATTGAAGTAATACATGATCCATTAGAAAAACTTGATCAGTTAAAGGGTGTAACATTTGATTGGAAGGATAGAGAAGACAAACAGTCTGGTGGTATAATTGCACAAGAGCTGCAAAAGGTATTACCAGAACTTGTAAGAGAGGTTGATAGCCTTAAAGGTGAAAATAGCTTTTTAGCAGTTGATTATAATGGTGTAATTGCACTACTTGTTGAGGCTGTAAAAGAGTTAAGTGAAAAATGTAATAAGTGTAATGAAAATTGTAATAAATAAATAGATATGGCTTTAATAGGGAAAATTACTTTATATGAATTGGTCAGAGATACAGATAATCCTGTTGAAATTAAAACTGTAAGACCTGATGGGACTGAAGAAACAATTGAACAATACCCATACATTCAAAAAGAGGGTGAGGTTATTGAGGATGCTTATGTGTTAATTAAAATGGCAGCTATTCATTTAGATGATTATGATAGAATTGTTGAAGAAGTTGATGATGAAACTGGTCAAATAATTGGTGAAATTGAAACTACAGAAAGAGGTAATACAAAAAATGGATATAAGTTAAATATTAGATATTGTATTTATGATTCTAAAGATTTAAGACAAGATAAATTCCATAAACCAATACATGAAATTGATGAAATGGAATGGATAATCATAGATGACTTATATCTAGGTGGTAAAAACCTAATTGAGTATTGTTATGATTGGATTAAAACTAAAAAAGGATTTGAAGAATTAATAAATGATTAAGATATGGCAGTACCAAGTTCAGGACAATTAAGATTAAGAGCAGATATAAACCAAGAAGTAAATGGTAATGATACAGATGATAATGTTTCTCTAGGAACTTTAGCAGATGATGCAGGATTTGATACTCCTCCAGATACAATGCAAGAGTTTTATGGCTATGTAAGTTATGAGCAGCCTACAATAAGTGGAACACCATCAACTCATGATGTGTATGATACTAATATGGATTGTGTATCACCTACATTTAGTAACCCAAGTGCAGGAAATGTAGAAAGAGGTTTTTATATTGGTACATCAACTACTGCAACAAGTAACACTTTTTATAGTGTTGGTAACACAACAGCTACATCTGGAACTTTTGAGTATGGTATTTCTGGTTTAAGTGGTGGTACAACATATAGAATTTTTGCTGTAATTAGAGATACACAATCACCTGCAAGATTTACAGAGGCAGTAAGCTCTATGAAATCACAAGCAACATTAGCAGCAGTAAGTTATTCAACAGGATGGGGAGGTGCACAAAATTTATGGGGTTCTGAAGCAGCAGGGGCAGGAGATTTAAGTTGTAATGCAACTCTTTCATCATATTGTGGTTCATCTTATAATCATGTTTATTATGGTTGGAGTGGTTTAAGTGGAGGAGTTTCTAGGTCAATGACACATACTGGTGCAGCAGCTTGGGAAGGATATGCATCAAGTCCAAATGTTACTAGATATTGGGGTTGGAGAACAGATGGTGTTACTACTGAACAAAGGTCAAACATGGGTGGTAGTATAGGTGGTTGTACAACTGGCTATGGTATTACATCAGAATCTAGTCATAACTGGTATAGTTTACCAGCAGGTGATTCTACAACTAGAAGAACATTAACTGGAAAAAGTGGTAGTGGATGGGATACTGAAGGTTTCTGTTCTGTAGGGACTCAATATTGTGGTAGTGGTTATGCTAAAAGAGAACTCTCAGGAAGTGGTACAGGTTCTTGGTATTTCTATGCTTTTAACTACATATAATAATAAATTAAAAAAATAATATAAAATGGCAGATTTAGATATAGATGAAATAAAGAAAAAGAAGGTTAATATCTCAGTAGAGAATTTGATCATGATAGGAGTAGGAATATTCTCACTTGTAGGTATGTGGTTTGCATTACAAGGTGAGATAGATGAGGCTAAAGAATTACCAGAGCCTCCTATAAGCAGAACAGAATTTGACTTAAAAGATTCTGCTATTAGAAATTCTATATTACAGACAGAGAAGAAGGTAGAAGAAAACTCAGATAAACTTGATAAGATAGATGAGAAACTTTATGAAATAATTAAAAAATGAGAAATCTAATAATTATATTATCATTACTAATAAGTAGTGTTGCATACAGCCAAGACATAACTATATTACAAGTTAATGCAAAATGGAATAGCCATAATGATATAGAGATAAGAAACATAAAAGGAGCAAAGATACAATATGCAGTCTTAGAGGATCAGAGTGATAACTTTAAGCAAAGTATTAAATCAGTTCCAGCAATTTTAATCTATAAAAATCAATCATTGGTGTGGAAACAAGAGGCAGGTTTATCTTTCACATTATCTATAAGTAGAGATGAGTTGATAGAACTTGTAAAGAAGTATTCAGACAATGGCAATTAATGATTTTGAACCCACTATTGTTGGCATAGTAGTATTTGTATTAAGCCTTCATCAATTAAATGAAGTTTTACAAGCAGTATTACTAATAATGACAATTATATATACTTTGTTCAGAATTATAGAAATGATAGATACTAGAAAAAACAATAACAAATAAAATTAATCAAGATGGTAAGAATTTTAAAATGGTTAACAGATAAAATAAAAGCATTCAATAATAAAGTTGCAACTGCTTGGAATAAGTGGTTGAAAAAAATTAAAATGTAAATAGATGAAACTAAGTAAGAATTTATCTTTAGCAGAGGTAGTAAGAAGTGAGACAGCAAAGAGGTTAAACATAGATAATAATCCTACAAAAGAACATTTAGAAAATTTAAAAACAATAGCTGATAAAGTGTTTCAGCCAATAAGAGACCATTTCAGTTGTCCTATACATATTTCTTCTGGTTATAGAGG